GTCGTCTTAAAGCTTCGTAGTCGCACTAAACCTGCGACTGCTGGTTTAGGGGCTCCCACCTACGCGTGGGTTTGCCCTATCTTTTCTAAGTGAGCGAAAAGGGTAAAAGCTCTGTCCTGTTTACGTCTAGACTAGACGGGGGTGTGGTCTCACGCTGAAAACACAATGGGGACGAATTGAAAGTTATCTAAAGCATAGTCATCAGATGCGCACTGATATACAGTGTAACCAGTGGTGGCCGCTCCAGTGGCCGTCGGAACTCCCAGTTGAACGATCACACCTAAAAGGGGACGAGTGTAAGCGGTAGAACGAGGGCGAGCGAACGTGTAGGATCCAAAGGAATAGGACGGTACGTCTGCTACAACAACTTGTTCTCCTACACTGGCAGAGTATGCATGATAGCCCCCCGACAACAACTTCACGGTGCTGATGTAAGCTGTGGCGGAAAGAGGCATCAAACTCAGAACACTGGAAGATTCGTAAACTCCCACCATGGGCGCAAACACAGGGGCTTCGAACACAGATCCCACCGCAGTGCCTCCAATTGCCAGAGAATTTATGTACGTTCTCACTTTTCCACGTCGCGCTAGAAAACCTGACGAGTACCAGGACAGAGGCGTCAAATTGAAGTCATCTATACCGAGGGAGTCCACGCCTGGTGACAGAGGCCCGGTATCCAATTCGAAATAGTACGCGAAGTTAGTCGCCAGAGTTAAAACGTCGTCTACTTCTATAACTCTGCTAGGCACTTTGATAACATCTCGGATGGACCTGAAAACATCCAGCGTTGGGGACTGAGGATACGCTTCATCGGTGGTGCAGATGAAACGAGACTGGAACGCGTGTCCCCCAGCGCCAGCAACACCGAACAAATTGGCAAACTCCAAATCGACCCCCGACGCGAAAATGTTCACACTCACGCCTACGGAGTTAGACACTAAAGGCTCTACAATGCTGACTAAGAAAACGCCGTTGGAGTAGTTGGCAGTACCAACCGTACTGACAGGAGCTATCGCCGTAAGCCAAGGTCTATTGGCCGTGTACGGGATAACCATCTCCGCTTCTGCTGATTCAGAGATGTCAATGTAGGTACAAAACGTATCTCCACAGTCTTCGACGTACGAAGGGGCGGTGTACGCACGAGGCAGGTACTGCAGCCGCAAAACGCCGCGGACCATCTTCGGAGCTACTACTTGCACTCGAAATTTGATAGACCCACGCCAATATTGAAACGGAAGACCAATAAATCCCATCGGCAGATACTGAATCCCGCCCGTCCTACCCGTCGCGGTGAGCCCTACCTCCGACGAAATCATAGGGCTGACGTTGGTGAAGAAGAGATTTTGCGGAGTAGCCGCGTCAGTCCAGTTCAGTTGAGTCAGGTACGCTTCCTTCGAATAGATAGCTTTAAAATCCATCTCATCGACGCCTAGTGGTGTAATAGGCGCTTCAACAACGCTGTGGTGGTAAAGCGTGTCTACCTGGCTTACTCCGTCAGCTTTGATACGCAAGGGGTGCATATCAACGACCCCAGCCGGAGTCATAGGGGCCGCCGGATTGCCAAGCCCTGCTGCGGTGAGCCCTGCGTCGAGAGCCATGTGAGCAAACTTACTAGCGAAGCCCTTCGCGGAAGTAACTTTCTTGCCAACAGCTCCAACAGCCCCGGACATCTCGGATTGAGGGATAGGAGTGCACAATTCGACATCGGAGAACCACGCATACACGGCCACATTAACGTTTGGTGCTAACGTCACGCCTGCTACAACGGTTGAGTACCATTTCAACGGATTCATAACCGTGATTCGCAAGTTCTCGTACTTATGAGAGATGACGTTCGTCTCAAAGTAAGGATACGGGGAGTGGGTATCCAGGGACATCTCCTGTGAGCCCCCCGAATTTGCCGAGATGTACAGGTGAGGAAGCGTACTCCTCTGAGAGAGCGTCTGCAGAGGGATAGAACAAGCACCATCCCTATACGTGTCAACTCCTCCCGCACACCCCCACGACGCGATCAACGTTCCCGCATGGAACGCGGATCCTACCGCCGTGATCCTAACATTCAAACGAGCTCGCATTTGTGCGAAGCCTCTCAGCTTGTTTGTAATGTTAGTCATCGATAACAAGGTATTCAATATGGAGCCGGAGTACAATTGCGTCGTAATCGTATCCGTTGGCGCCCATACAACTCTCGTTATAAATCTGGGTCTCCCAAGAAACTCAGATATGCTCGTATCCACATCAGGAGCAGCGAGCTCGACCGGCACACTCATCGTGTCGGTCTCTACAGCTTCTGGCTGTTGTAATTGAGTCAACCCCTGCGTTGACATTTGTGTTGTTGTTTCAGTCTGCCATAGTTTGAGAATGGAGAAACGGCATAATTTTCCACCCACTTTGTTGCACTTGGGCCAAAGCCCTGGGTCAACGCCAGACGCAGTCATCTCGAAATCGCGCAACATTCGAGACCGGTCGCCTGGAGAAATACAGATTTGGCTCATAAGACATACTGTAATAGCCTTGACGCACACACAGTGCCGGGGTTGTTCAGAACACACAGTTCTGGGGCCTGCGTTAAGACCTAGAGGGGTTCCCTTACCTCTAAGAATAGTCGTAGATTTAAGTCTTCGATCAGACTAATGGCCTGACACACAGGCTTCACCTAAATTGGTTCACGTTTTTGATAAGGTCCAGAACACACAAGACCGAGGCCACAGCAAGCTCTCTAGAGGTCCCAAGTAACGAACGTGGAATCCATGTATCTCGCCATATACTCGTCCCACGAACGTCCTTGGTAAACTACGTTGCACTTCCCGCATGCTTCACGCAGTCGCTGTGTTTCAACCTCAAAACGCGCACGTCCATGCAGAAACCATTCTGCTGCAGCGTTGTCGCACACGGCACTTGCCCATGTACCCTCCGTGATAGCCGACTTCGAATCGAACCAACAGAGCATCTTGTAAATCGACGCCTCGTCTAACGGCGCACGATATCCGAAGAACTCCAGATCGTAGACTACTCCGCGTTTGAGAAACGTCAACTGTTCCCTTCCACACTCAGCCATAGACCCTTTAATCGCCGAGGTCGCCTCCATCCCCCAATCAGCCATCGCTTCAATAAAGCTCAAAACTGACAAACGCGGGTCTCGTCTCACCTTAGCGAGGCCATCATCGCCATACGTCACAAGCTTAATCCACTTTTGGAATGTGCCAGGCTCCATTTCAGATATACACTTGAAAAACCAGTACCGGAACAGGAGACGTTGTCCCAAACTATTAACCTCAACAGTAAAGGGGTCACCAGAATGGTTCCAGTCCCAGATATGAAAGCAGTCCATGTGAATGAAGATGAACACATTGAGGAGCATTGCGAATAGCGCCAGACAGACGCTCATTTGTCCTGCCGTGTAAGCCGTAAATGATACAAGCCAGAGGATATGGTTATATGCTGCACTCTTCAACGGCACAGTAAACGACTTATCGTACTTCTTGAAGTCTATGTTGAGAAACCACCACTTGTGTTCATCCTCGCTGTCTAACATCTCGCCTAAGGTAGACCACGCACGTCCCGCGGCGTTCTGTCCTATCATCGTCTCAGAACTGATGGGAAATTGCCTCCACAAAGCGAAAATTGGCGAGAGAAACATGCGACAAACCAACAGAAAAGCAGCTGGGAAAATCGTAAAAGCACGAGTCGACCACATCTTGGCAATTGGCCGAATTTCAACCTTGAAGCAAGACATGACCGGCAGCTCATAACCGAACGGCTTCTCGATCAACGTAACCACCTCTTGCCATAAAGTTTTCTCAATCGTGACGCCACCATCGTCGTCCTTCCTAATGAACTCGCTCTTGCTTTTGCCAGATCTGCCGAAACCCGCGCTAGTATCGAGCCGCATCGGGTTCATCAAACCAGCGATCCCGCGAACTGCTTGGCGCACAGAGAGAGGCGTCAGATCTTTCATCAGCTTGACGACCTCACTATCCGAAAGCTTCATATCTTCACAGGCCTTACGAAATGCCACACTACAAACTCGAAGATCTTTAGCAGTGGCGAGACCCAAAGTCGCAAACGGGCCTCGCCACTTTCCCTCTTCAAACTCCTCGTCTTTCATTGCAGCTGGTTGGAAGTGCAGCGGCCCCCCCTCAGGAAAGAAAGGACTGAGGATACTTTCTCGTAAACTCCCAGTAAGACGGTTTTGTCGGCCCGGAAGGGTGCCAACTCGAATAGCAGAGATTGGAAGATAACTTGTTGTAACGTTGTCCCCAGTCTCGACTAGTTCAAATGGTTCCCCAATTTTCCACCCTCCTCGTGTTTCAGGAAACTGTGGAACAACACTACAAAACATCTCCAGTGGCCACCAACCCTGCGGGACGGGATCAACGTCAAGTTTTTCCCCTTGAACACTAGGAACAGTCATATGGGCTAGGTGCTCGCTTGATACATATTGACCCCATCCAATACGCTTATCATTCGGCAAGCCGGCATGGTGGATGCCCAATGGGAAGAGACACCCTGTAGAACTCTTACACACTATCAGAGACCCACACAGCCCAACATACGAGTCAAACGGAAGCTCGTACTCAAACCCCTCACTAAGTATCTCGCCAAGGAAGTGGTAGTTCGTAACACGACGTTTAACAGTAACTGGAAACTCAACACCCTTAACGATCATAAATGCTTCTCCGACCACTTGGCGTAACGCCTCCAACGGCAAGAAATGGTTGCTGATATCCCTCTTCTGTGTTTCTCCAAACTCGACAATAGCTAAGTCCTGTCCCGGAACGAAATACACGCCATTTGGTCCACTAACATGAGTAAACCTAACTCTTTGACCCTTGTCAGCATCGCCAGTATTAACTACAGGCCAAAAATTCATACACTCCGTGTAGCCGTGCTTCGTCATAATCGCTAAATTTCCCGTCAACACACAGAACTGCTTGAAATCGCGAGTATCCATCCGTCCAACAGATACTTGGGCTGTCGCCCCGACCATATGCGGCAACACGTCTTCGTACTTGCCTGTGGCCTTACGCCCCGAATAATAGGTCTTAGTCACGTTACGTCGCATCGAAGGCGCAAGCTCCGGTAATTTTTTGTTGTCTTCTGCCGGCATATTGCCTACCTGCGCGACAGCTTCTTCAGGCTTTCCGCTACCCTTATACATGTAGTAGCCAGCGAATGCCGTACACACAGCACCGACCATAGCTAGCGCCACCGTCGTACGAGAGTTAATTCTTTCCTTGACACGCAGATGGAGAGTGCCTCTAATAAACTGCTTCATTTTTGATCCCGTCGGGCAAAACTTCTCTCCTGCCTCACGAATAGCTGTCCTCCTCAAAACAAGTTCTTCCTTCGTCAAATTCAACGCCTCGTGGAACAACTCCGGAATGACTTCCGCTCCGATAACATACGCATTAACCCTCCAGCGAATCACAGCCGAAGTGTTTCTCACGACTAGTACGAAACAAACTATCAGCGCTACCACAACCACCACTAGCCGGAGCGAGTCGGGGGCAAAAAGGGCCGCCGTAACGGTTGCCCCCAATATTGCAAACTGATTGGCCATAGGACTCGCCGATTGTGCGACGGGTTCATCATGGAAGCGTGCAAACAGTGCGTAAGGGAGTTGGGTGATCACGACGCTGGGAACGGTAATCTCCATCTTATTCCCTTTCCTATTCCACATCAAGACGTAGTGCTTCGAATCTGCGTTCCAAAAACCTTCCATATGTACGAGCTCGGACACAGAAGTCACTTCTAACACGGCAATACCACCCTCATTACGGTAATACATCATTTGAGCTGGCTTCGACGCCTCAGCGAATGGGAGATCGAAGACGCAACACTCGCCACACTTGACTCCATAGTGGCTCCCTTCATTCAAACCACTAGCAGGGCAAACGTTCGCATCTACGCGTTTAGCAAGCATTTCATCCTTGAACTTGCGTTGACGCATCTCCCATCGCGAAACTAACCGAATGAACTCGACTCGATCAGTGGTCTCAAACACACCCTCGAGAACTCGTGGGGTCTTGCGAGGAACCGTCTTATTATCCACGTACTCAACGTAGAAAAAACGAAAGCGAACGTCGAATCGGCCTGGGGGATTTTCTGCCGAATAGATAGCTCCCGGGATAACCGGCTCCCCAAAGGCATAGAGGCCTATACGCCTGTACAAAGATCGTGCATTAAACATGTCGGCGCCTTTGAGCACTTCTTCTTCATTGTTGGAGGCTAGTTTCAAAAACTGATTCTGCAGATCTGTGGACTTAGCTTTACCTTCAATCGACGCAAAAGGGAGAGGAACAGACTCACACGCAGCATTGGCGTGCAAAAACGACAGTTCAGCAATCGCCGTCGTAGGATCCTTCGTACATTGCTGGAAGTCATCCATGATAACTGACAGAATTTTCCCGGGCTCGGGCATAGCGTCCAAATGCTTTGCGCCTAGAAAACGGAGGATGTATGTATTCTGATAGGGCGTCGAACCTTCAGGGCATAACTTCAGCAACGTTAGGGTCATCGCATTAATTTCTCCCAAAGTCCATGACTTCCCAATCGCCGTTGGACCAAAGAGAGCGAACACCACTGGCTCGACCCCAAGCTGGCTGGAAAACATCCTTCGTTTCAGTTCGTCTATTGTCGCACAAATCTGTAGGTGACGCATGGTCAGTTCCGGCTTCCCGTTCGACAACGTCTTGAGAGCATCCGACATCCCTCCCAATAGTGCCAATCTCTCGGCTCTCTTGGCGACGAAGTCTTTCTCCGCAACCGTTGGAAGTGGACTCTTAAGCAGCGCATCAACTTCTCCTTCCGTCTGGGAAAAACTGCTACAGAAAATACTGCTCTTTCGTCCCGTAACGAAACACACGACAGCATCTCTTGCCATATGTAAAAGACTGTACAGGTCAGCTAAGAAAGCTCCAACAGTAGGCATGACTTTGACAGTAAAGGCTGAAAAACCTAACTTTTCCTCCAAGAAAGTTCCAAAAACGATACTCTGAACTACCTTCATGAAAGTTTTGTACAGTGGCGACTCGAAGAAATCCATCCCGAACGACTGAGGTTGCACTATTTCCTCTCCGCGCAGCCAGGCAACAAAGTTCTTGACGTGGACCCTCTCCAAAATCTCAGGAGTTAACAAGTCAGCCTGCTCCAGACCCAATTCCAATATCTCTCGACTAAAGCCTGACACCCATACAGGCCACCTACACTCTTGCTGAGCAAAAGTGACCACGCGAAGAAAGATGGAACCTCTCTTTCCGTGTGCTTTCAGTAACTGCAGAGCGTTACCGCCTGTCAACGACTCGACAACTTCGGACACACCGGCTTGTGCCTGGAGCGGGCAACATGACATCTGCAAGTCAAGCGCTTCATCAAGGAAGGCACACTTTCTAGTTTGCATGAACCTGATACACAGCAGATAGTGCTTCACTACTTCTGGCGATGCCCAACCTTGTGAACGACTCATGAGGTCGCGGAGTCCCTCCTGCCTCGCAATTTCCCACTCTGCAAAAGTGAACAAAGGCGGAAAGCGACTACACCGCATGCGCTCAAAACCGTCTTTAAAGAACAACCTATCACCGGCGACAACGTAGTCGCGCACGGTACGCTTACGCGCTTGCGCTTCAAGCTCGGGATGTCTGCGATCTTCCTCAAGACACCACCCGATCAAAAGAGCCAGAAGGGTAGAGGCTATGCAGATACAGCATACGGCAATAACGCCTAGACTGTCGTGCATACCTTCAAGAACGCGGAACTGATCGACAAACGGATTCAGGCCCATTCCAAACAGCATCACCGCTGCTTCCATGCCGGAAAGGATGATGGCAACGCAAGTGGAATTGTGAATCATGTGCGCCAACTCGCCTTTCTGCTCTGTAAAGGTCGACCACCACATGTGGACTCCCACGAGAACTATACGCACAGGGATAACGGCCGGACCGAAAATCTGGACGTAGATAAACAGCTCACCCATCCCGAAAGCGAAAACGCCTAGGCCTCCAAAATGGTAACCCATCATACGTTTGAAACGCTCTTCTCCAGCCGCTGGAAACAGCCCGATAAAAACGAACAAACCGAGGGGGAAACCACACATCACGCTAAAAGTCTCAAGCACAATAGTCAAGCCACAAACTACTGGCGAAACTTCTCCGTGGTACAGCTTCGTCAAAACTAACATGGTTAGCATCCAAGTAACTATCTCAAGACACGCGACACTGAACGCGGCAAACACAATGGCAACGAGCAGCACGAAAGGGCGTGCTGCGACCATCAGTGCCAAAGTGTTCAACAAGGCAAGAGTGAGTGCTTCGAATAGAGTAATGTCTCCGTCAATATATGACGCTAACAAACGAGGGTAAGTGGCCAGGCGAAAGCGAAACATATTGATATAACCCTCGCGGTGGGTCCAAACGCGAGGAACTTTCAGCATGTCCACTCTCTCGTCGTAAGCAGTAGCATATCCGAGTTCAATGGACATATCTTTCACGCCAGCTATGTAACCCGCTGGGCCACGAGGCAGCGTCACAGAGTAACCTTTACGATACACAACGAGTGCTTGCTGGGCAACAACGCCTTCTCTTGGGTTCCATTCAACAATCGCCTTTCGACTAGGCAACCTAGGAATCCAATTCGATACTCGCCTCATAGTCGACACAAATTTCGCCCTGAAACGGCGAGACAGACGCTCGAGAGGACCGGGAGCTAACCTACCCCTAAGCTCCTCCATCACGGGAAGATACTTGTGCTGGTGGTAGTACGTCTTCAAAACGTACACCACGCACGCCATCTTGCGCGTATGCTCATCTGCCGCCCAGAGGAAAATCTGCGTGTCATCCTCGTCTCCAACGGACGCGACACTGACTCTACGAGAATTAGGTGCACTGCTGAAGGCATGGGACGCGACTTCGTCCAAAAGATACTCCATAATATCCTCTTCAGCAGCAGTAGCAAGAAACTCTCGCATGGACAGGGCGTCAGCCTGCTCCATATTGTAAAGGTCTATTTCAACCAGTACCTCATCGTCAAAGAGGTGGCTAGTCTCTTCTGCGAGGGGCAGAAGAGCTACAACAGCAAGTAGATTTAAATCTACTGTATGGTAGCCAATCTCTTGACAGAGGTGAAGTTTGTTCTCAGAGGTCTTGCGAATCTCTTCTCTAGATTCGGCGTATTTCCTCTCAATATCCCCGCGTCTGCTGGGGGGAAGTTCGCTGAACAAACGAACAGGTGCGTACGGTACATCTACCGACGCGCGTCTGTGATACTCCAACACAGACATATGTGGGGCTTCCACTTCATTTTGTAAATCGCCATGCCTTTCTGCGCTCAACCTTTGATTCTTTTCCATTGGGCCAATGTTTGATGACATTGGTGGTTTTTAAATTCTTTCAGTGAGAGGCATTCCAACAACGCAAGAACACAAAACGGGAGGCATTAGTGCAACACATCTGACACAGGGGCGCTCCAAATCTTAGCATACTGTTACGGACAAATATAATTGCCGAGGGAGTACAGCTGCAGGTTGCGGTCTCTCCTTGGAGAGCCGACAATGGGGGTCTTAGACCACGGACAGAAAAAAGTTTCCGGGCCGGAATTGCTTTACCTTAAATTAAAGGGACATAGATAGGCTCATCACCTAAATACACGAAAGTCTACACGATCGTTATGAGTGCTTTTCACACACTCAATGGTCACAAAACAGGCCACTCGGTCCTAGCCACAATACCAAGGGGTGGACAACGTAGGGCTTCCTTTGGAGAAGATAAACGTATGGATGTATAAAATTGTATTGTTTGTTAACTATATTCCCAGTGTGATTTGGCCTGGGTTTCGACATTTACACACTAAATCTCCGCAATTGAGTGGATACGAGGTGCGAATGGCGGGGCTAAATTAATAGTCCCTCATCTTTTGTTTTACCGCAAAAGGACGCCAGCTAAACTAATAGCTGGCAAAACGTGGCATTTTCTCTAGCTTTTTATGGTCACTGATCATCGAGGCTCACAATCAGTTTGACATGAAAATTACAGATCACTCTGTAACGGGAATGGGGGTGACTTAAGAGTTTTGATAGGCGCTTAGTAAGTCTACTAAGCGCCAAACGGATTTGATAAGACAAATCCGGTAATCCTGGGAAAAGTGTTCAGACAGCCGATGAGGCTGAATTTAGAGAATCCGCAGTAGGCGGATTTTGGCACATAAGTTGGGAGGTCAAGTACATAAGTAGCGTAAACGCTAAATATGGATAATGACGACACAAAGTATGGGCCAAACGACAAAAACATGGTACCAATGTGATGGTACAAAATATAATGTCGATTAGAGGGCTTTCACCTCTTTTCGAAAACAACGTGGTGGAGATAAGAATCTCCA